ATACTTCTTCACGATTGATGCTTTTAACCAATCTCTCGGTTCTTCGTTAACAACAATGATATGAGAAATTTGCTCCACAATGTCCATTTGCTTTTCATCAAGCTCTTTAAGCTTATGCTTCCTCTTCAAAGAAGAGGCGACTTTATTCTCTAGTTTTTGGGAGAGAACTAAATTGTCCCTAACTTTAAGAGTGCTAAAATTAAGGGAAGCTGATACGGGCCTTTTACTTTGAGGTCCTTGGCCTACTGGGGTTGCCTTCTTCGTTGTCTGTGGCCCAGTTGAGCCGGGAGGTCTACCACTCATTTGCGGTGGAACAGTAACCTTTCCTTGTTTAACCTCGTTAGGATTATTCGGGTGGCCCCCAGCACCTGTCATAGGTTCATAGAGCCCATCCTCTTTAAGCTCTTGGAATTTTTTCTGATTCTCGACTGACATTTCTGCATCAGGCAACCTACCAGTTTGGAAAGCCTCAAGAGCTTCTTCTGGAGTGAGAACCCCGATTTCTACAAGTCTACTGTATATACGATGGATGTTTGTTTCATCCTTAAGGTTGATCTCATCGAAGACAGGAGTCGGGAAAGTTTTAAACCCGAGTTCTTTAGATATCCTTCTAATTTCAGGAATAAGAAAATCGTTCATGAAAGCTTCTCTGCCTCTCCTCAATCTACCTAAAAACATTTCCGCTTTAGCTACTTGGTTTGAGAACCTTTCCCCTACCCCCAACAGAATATTGTTAAGACCTATCTGAATATCCTTATCTACGACATCATATTTCTTTGGATCGAGAATCCCCGCTATATCAGGAATCACAAAATCAGCTTTAGTCGTATAGTCAGCGACTAGGACTCTCCCCACTGATTGATTAACAAACAGGTTCTGCATATTCTCTAAATTCTTTTGATTAACGCCACCTTTATCAGGCTCATTACCCATAGTGATCAAAAGGATGGCTTGTTGGGTGGTTCTTGTAACAGCCATGTCCATCTTTTTCATTTCCTGCTTCCAGTTCAAATCTTCTAAAACCGGATAGCCCATAGGAACAGAAAGGGGCTCATAGTCTTGCTTCTTGTAAAAGACCACAGTTATCTTTTCATTATCTAAAGGTATCTGGACTGAACTCGTCTGATTTTTCCTTATCTGCTCCCTGACCTCTTTTGGAAGACCTTCTAGGACTTGGGCATCTTCCTCAGTCCTTGGCTCACGAAGCCTCGCTAACTCATAATCAGAAAGGTTCTTATAATAAACAGCATTGTGAAATGTGAGATTTCCAGCTACTTGAATATCCGACGGATTCAGAGTTATGTATCTTGCCGGGATAGTTTTTTCAGCTAAAAGATCAGCCTCGGCCCCAAAGGTCTGAGTGATTTTCCGAACGTCTTTCGGCTGGAGTATTGCATCGAAACGGTACAAAAAAACGTTTCCACTTCGATAATACTCTCTGAAAAATTTATCCTGAATGGACCACAAACCAATTTTATTGAAAAAAGCTTCAAAAAATTCTCTAGACTTTTTACTCCCCCCTCGAAAGTATACATCGCTCATCGAGAACTCCGTCATGAGGTCAATCGTGCTACGGAATATAGCGAAATTGTAATAAGCTTTCTGGCATAAGATGACAGCATCTCTAACGTCGAGGGTCGAATTAGAGCTATATTTATTATGATTAAAAGGAATTATACCATCGTTGATATTCTTGAAACGATCAGTACGTTCGATATTTCCAGAGTTATTTCTCCTCGATCTGGTTGCTGTTGGGGTAGCAGCCTTACTGGTGTCTGTGTAAATCGAACCACCAACCATGTATGGCTTTATTTCTTTTGATCTCGGTCGCCTCGTTTGCTTGGGTTTCTTTTCGCTCATAATTCACCTTAACTTACACTTAATTACACTTTAGCCCATCATAAAGGGGGAAAAAGTTTCAGTCTTTGTTTCTTCGACTCCTATCATATCGAAATAGCATTTGGCCATCCAATTCGACAACATAAGGGTAGTATAATTATCCTTTCTCGCTCTATTCTCACTGGTACTCCTCTTCAGATGCTGAGGTAAATCGAAAGATTGGGTTCCCCTAGGAGAGGTTTTTACTTCTACTAAGGCACATTGTTTCTTGGTGCTGTATACCAACGAATCTTGAGTTTCGATTAAATCTAACACTGTCTCAGCTTGAGCAAGACCTAGATTTACCCTAATCCCGCTTTGCTTATTAAACGCCTTTTCATTAGCGGTGGTCCTAGAAGCGAACCAAAGTCTTTTATGATCAATACATGCTTGAAGGTGCTCGTTCGCATTCCTTATCCAATTACTGGTAAAAACTTGTTTAACACATATGTGACCTGTTTTTTTGTTATATTGAGATTTGGCTTTCCTTAGCATTTGAAGGTAGTCGTTTCCATCGGTGTCACTGTTAAAGTCGATAAAGGACAACTGCTTCTCTTTAAAATTCTCTGACTCATTGCAACTATCAATAAACTGGAAACCAGCATTATCGATCATAATCATCTCCAGATCAAAAGAGTCAGTAAGATATTCCATGTACTTAATATGGTCTTTCAAGTCTCCACCAGCCAGAGCATAGCTGTGAACTAAAGTCGCCACGCGATTCTCTGGTTCAATTTCCAGCACTGACATAGCAAAGAAATCAGAAGTCGGACTGTTAGAAAAACTGGGGTCAATTCCTAAAATATATTTTTTCCCCTTCTCTCCACGGATAAGGGTAGAAGGTTCATCTCCGTCTTTTACTGTGCATAAATGCATTTTTTTTGCACTGAAATAACTATCTGATCCATCAGAAAATTGAGCGCAGTATTCCCGCTGAAAAGACGAATGGCTTTGTCCACCCTCTTTGGCCTCTTCAATAATAGTCTTATCTATCATATGCTCAGGTAGTGCTTCAAAGCCAAGCTGAGAAATGAAGTATTTGCTTTCGGTCGGCTCGTTACTTTCTATATTCTCTACCCAATCTTTATATGTCCTGAATAGATTTTCGAAGGTATAACTAGCGGAAGAGAGAGCTATCATTTTGCTGTCATTTTCAAACACCATTCTATCTTCTTCCGTCATATGCCCAGCTTCGATTAGCTTGTCTTCCATTTCCCTTATCTCAATACGCTCCTTCATGTTTTGAGGCGCAACCAAAAATGGCATAAGTACTGTCTTGATAATATCTTCAGGAAGGAGAAGGAACTCATCCAAGACCAATATGTTAGCACGGAAACCACGAATTTTTTCTCCGTTCAGCGGGATAGCTGTAATTGAACCGCCATTTATTTGCCATTCGTATTGGTCGTTACGCTTCACTTTAGCACCAAAACATTGAGCCAGTAAATCCGCCCCTTTGCTATCCACTAGTTTCTCTAAATTATTAAATATAAACCTAGCTGTCCTGAACGTCGGGCCAGCGACGAGTATCTTCGTTCCGGGGTTAAAAATGCATTGGAGGAAACAAAAAATTGAAGCTATAAAAGTCTTACCACAGCCACGCCCCCATACGCACATTGAAAAGTTACGATTCATCATAGCCTTCAATGTTATCTCTTGATAGGGAGCCAGTTTAATATCTGATAATAGCTCTGTCGTAAATCCGAGATTAGAACGCAGAAACTTAGCTAAAGAAATTTTGGCATCCCTGTCATTAAGGAGGCCCTCCATAGATAAAATCTCCTGATTAGCATCAGGAAGGTCTACCTTGTATTTATCGGGACAATACCACATTACAGTAATTTTATATCGTATGCGTATTGCAAATCTATTTTTCTATAAGCACATTCCGATTTGAAAATCTTCTCTATGACACGGACAGATTCCTTTCTCCCTTCCACGAATAAGAACTGAAGAAACGGGTACGTCTGGATAAGGTTCCTCACCTTTCTCATCACAAACTGAGGAGTTACTTTCGTGTCTTTGAAAATTCTTTCCTTGCTATACTTATTACGAAGATAGTCAAAAGAAAGAGCATGGCTCATGTCTTGATCTATTAATACGATTAGGTATGCATTTGCTTCCCCTGCTCTCTCTATCTCTCGGCAGAATCTTTCTAAATTATCAGGGCGAAGGGTCCCTATAAAATCAGCGAGTGATTTGCGTTCGATATAACATTTGCATGTCATTTTATCATCGCTAAACGCATAGTCCCCGAACTTTAAAGCCCTTCTCTCTGTTCCTACATTCTGGAATACCAAGGGTTTTTGCTCTCTGGTGTCTATGTAGATTTTCGAATTCGGAGTACTGAATGTCCCGCCCTCTATTATCTGAACATTATTATATAGAAACTTATTCTCTAATCCAATCATCTCGCACTCTTCAGAGTAATCGAAGTACTGAATTATCTCCTGTATAGTTGGCATTTTCAGACTACGTAATTCCACTTGGCACATGGAATAACTTATGTTCTTAGACGCAATCCTCTCCAGTATTTTACTTAAGATATACTCTGCTACTTCCTGCCTCGGACTAGCCTTTCGCCACCTCCTGTAATTTAACGCGCTGTTGAAATCAGTTTTAAAGTACTGCTCTTTATCTTTGAAAACTATAAGTTCATCATCGAACTTGTCTCGGCGAGGAAAATGTTTTTGGTAGTATTCATTTATCCTTAGCTTATGAGCCTTAAGGTGCGCGTGAAGCGAACGCTCGCTCTTAAACTCCTTGCTGCATTCCTTACATTTAGCCATTTAAAACCTCGCCCTCGCTCATACCTAAAACCCTAGATTTTAATTCGTCCATATCTGATAGTCTTTGCACTTCGTCTTTTAAGGTTTTCTTCCTCAGTTCTGCAAGCTTAACCATCTTCTCTCTGGTCTCTTGCTCTTTCCACAACTCAACAAGGTTCAAAATACTCGCGTTGTTTTGAAGCTGATTCTTAAGTTTGTCACTACGTTTTTGCTTTAAATCACTTAACAATTTTTGCTGCCTATTTATACACTGATTGTATTCTGTCTGTGCTGTGTTGATTGCATCGACTAATGACATAGAGATGCGACGACCATCATTGTCCTCAGCGGTGTCGTCGAGCAATCTTGATAGGTGGGTAATTCTTCTCTGAATGTTCGAAGCTATTACTACCTCTGCGGAAAGCACAATATACTGATCCACTTCTTCTTGAGATAAGTCATACTTATCGTAAGTATATCTGACGAAGCAACTTTCAAATAATTCTCTATTTACTGCGGAGTCATAAGAATTGATTTGGTGAGTAAATCTAAAAGTATTCACGTAACCGATACATGTGGATATACCCTTCTTTTGCGCTGGCGATATTTTGTTTTTATCAATAGCTGGCATGACGTACTTATTGATTCTGTACATCATCCTATCAAAAGTCTTCGGGGGTTTATAATCTTCTGTATCAGGTATATCGCTCTCCTGCTCAAAAAGCATGTTTTGAGGAAGAGTCTTAAGATAGTCATCAACTATCTTTGCCTCTATATTCAAGTTGGTAATTTCTGGATTTTCAAAAGCGACCCGAGCCAACTCTACTGCCTTCATTACAGAACAATTAGAATTAATGAATTCCTTTTGTTCTTCCGTTAATTCCGGCTTCTCTTTTGGAACGTACTCTTGAGCACCACGAGCTTTAATCTGCATGGTCGATAAATAATCTTTGATCGCCCTACCTTCTTTGCTTCTTCCGTCTAGGCTCTGGTCAGGATAACAAAGTTGAACGAGTTCTTGAAGAGATGGCGGGTCGTCCGGCCTGTCATTCCACTCGTTAACGATCAAGGATTTCTGCTCTTCTGATAGAATAGTATTTTCACTCATTTGAAGTCAATTGAACCATCGTCTAATTCTTGTTTCACTTTATCTATAATAGACTTTTTTATATTCTTAATTTGCTTGTAACCCGGCTTCCTGTCCGCTTCCGAAGTCTTGTAGCCCATTATTTTCGCCATCTCGTGTTCTGACAAGTTTTTTATATACAGTCCTTCGTACACCTTCCATTCTAATGGTTTAAGGACAGACCTCATCCTTTTATGCAATTCTTTAGCAGTGGCCTCAATATCTATATGTTCAGAATAAGTGCTATGTACTTCTTTCGAATGGTTTTCTAAGGATACAGGAAGTTTAGCATCATGGGCCGACTTCTTTGTCTTTTCCCAATGAGCGTATAAAGGGCAGCTTCCAGATTGTTTTTCATAAATGGCACAAGAGTCCTCGCTTTCAGCAGCAGCGCATTTTAGGCAAGGTCTAGAGAAATTTCCATAGTTATTGCGGATCAGATTTTTGATTTGGTTAGAAATGATTCTATTAAGCCAAGGGGCCAGAGGTTTTTCTGAATCATAAAGATACCATTTTTTAAAGATATGAATCCTGAGTATTTGAGCGACATCCTCAAAGTCCATCCAAGCGATAGCTGTTAGTGACCATTTGTGTCTGCGTTTATATATTTCTCTATCGATATCACGGATGAAGTCTTCGTACTGAGGCGCAATTTTTCCCTTAACTTTCTTCTTTGAAGAAATTCTTTTCGTTTTTTCATCAGGTTTCTTCCTCCTGCTTTTTGCCATTTATCGAGGTCGATGCGGGTCGCCTCCTGCCTCTTTCCTGAATTCCTCCAAAAACTGTTCCTTATTACCTTTTTCCTCATCGGACGCACCCCTGTCTAAAGAGAAGCCCTGCCCTGCTGAACCCGCAATATCTCCTACTGTTAACTTAGACGAAGAAACAGATATTTCGACATCCAATTTTGAGATGTCTATTGGACGCCTTTCCGCATCCCCTTCCTCTGTATCCTCGGCTGTTAAGGCTACTGTTGGCTTTTCTGGACTCTTCGGATTTCCGAAAGATGACATTTTTTCCCCACAATTTGGGCAAAAGTTAGGCTTTATGCCTTTATGTTCCACTGGCGAACCGCAGTCTCTACAATAGGTTTTCATAGTTTAATATACTTCCTTTTTTGCTTAAAAAACAGATTTAATGGTATTTTACGTTACACTAAGGAAACGTCGTCCCGCAGAATATATTCAGACTTCTGAATACTCAAACTTAATTTTTTTTGGTTACACTCTACTTTTCAATGTAGGGTATTGGCAATTTGGGTGTAATTCTTATTAGACAGCGTTATGCCTAGGAAGCCTTTTACCTTTAAAAACACGCAAGGAGTAGAATACACCGTACTCCGTAGAAAGCCGAATTCAAGGCATTATGGGGAGGCCGATGGCACATGCGCCGACCCAAAAGATGAGTCTCCCAAAATCCACGTAAGCCCATATCTGACTTCTCAAAGCGAGCTAAACACCTCTATCCATGAATTTGCACATGCCTTCTTCTGGGACAAATCTGAAACAGAAATAACTAAGTTCGCTAACGCAATAAGTCGCTATCTTTTTAACCATCGTCAATGGAGGAGGATTAAGAATGAGCGGAGAAGAAAGAAATAAGATAGAGCAACTTCTAAAAGAAATTGGCGACCTTAGCCTACTCATAATAAATAGGAGTCGTAAAGACGAGAACTGGGAAAACGCAATAGGGATAAACATCCTTGCGAAAGACATTTTCAGCAAAATCCATTCAGACGATGTGGAGAAAAATTAAAGAGTTCTTCAAGAATTATTGGAACGCTTGGCTATGGTCTAAGCGAAGATAAAGCCCTCTTTCCCTAGGCGTGGTGTGAGCTTGCACGCCTCAAGAAATTGAGGAGGACCGAAGTAGCTAATCGGCGTCTAGGGTTTTTTGTTATCGTTGTTAATCTTCTTGATAAGAAATTTCACGAGTTCAGACCTCATAATATCTTCTTCGGTAAATTCAAAAGTATGTATTCCTTGGCTACGACTTTCTTCATCATTAAAAATATCTACCAGCTTTGTGAATCCCCCCTGATGGTGATCATTTCTCAAATCCGTTTGCATCGGATCGGCTAACACAAAACAACGACTTTGAGGACCCATCCTCGTTAAGACAGTCGTTATCTCTTTGAGAGAAGAGTTCTGAGCTTCATCAAGTATTACGCACTTAGCAGACCAATTCATCCCCCTCGCAAAATTGACAGGAAACATCGATATCCTTTTCTCTTCTTCTAGTTTTTCAGGACGAGTGTTGACCAAAAGCTCGTCCAGTTTATCTAGGAAAGGCAAGTTGTAGAATCTCAATTTATCTTCCGCTGACCCCGGTAGAAAACCTAATTTCGCTTCACTACTTTCTACAGCGGAACGAAGATACATTATGTCAGAAATAGCTTTCAAGTTAAGCAACTGCAATCCGCAATATACAGATAATATAGTCTTGCTCGTTCCCGCCGGACCAGTGACGAAAATGATCTTGGTATCTGGATCAAGTGCTATCTTAAAAAAATCTTTTTGCCTCTCTGTCCAAGGAAGCTGCTTGATCTTAATCTGCCTTTTCAAGGGGTTCGGATTCTCGAAAGATGTAGTTAAAGCTTCTTCTAATTCCTCCATGATGGATTCATTCTTCTTAGCCCTACTTCTCTTCCTGTTTACAGGTTTCTTTTTTGCTGGCATTACTTTAAATTACACCTGAAAGCTATCTATTAGAACACTTTGATTTCATGAAATTCCCCATTTTCTTGAATGAGAAAATAGGTCTTTTTACGAAATTCATACGTCTCTGCTTCTGACGATGAGATGATGGAAAGTTCTCCTTTCTCGTCTTTTTCAGCTATAGTTGGCCATTTATGGACGAGGTATTCTTTTTTAATAAAGCGAAACATTTGCCCTAATTAATTGGCTTTAATTAGCATAATTAGACGAACCATCCAGTGATGGAAGTCCTACTGAACGGAATGCCTTGAACGACGTGAGACACGAAATGAGGTATTCCATGCTGACTTGGGATATCGAACATAACCAATCTGTTGAAGGTAGATAGGACCGTCTTACTGATAGTGGTGTAGTCATTCTCAGTAATGTAAAGGTTCCCTCCCCACTGAGGTTTCCAATCTTTGGTAAGACTATATACGAACCCTATCTTCCCTTTGTTTAAGTCGTGATGAGGAGAGAGAAAACATCCAGATCGGTATCTACTTGAGAAAAGTTCTCCGGGTTTTTCTACATCTGATTCAGTGATCTCATTTATGAAAGAAATTACTTCGGGGCTCTTAATGAATCCTCGGAAAAGACATTCTAAACATGGGCATCCAGAATGATGGTCATCCAATGTTCTATCAAAAATATAAGAAAAGTTTCCTTTAACAAAAGAGTCTTGAGCATCACGAGATAGCTCAGATATCCGTTCCATATTTCCCGGCAGACGCCTAAGGTGCTGAGGCTTCGCATCTTTATAGTCTTTGGATTTTCCTCCCGCTAACATACTGGTGGACCACCAATCTTCCGGCATGTCGTAATGAAAATACTCATGCAGCTTATGAGCGGGTTCTTCTTCTAGAAACGGGGCTATCGTTATTCTCCCAGTCTCTTTAAATGATTTCTTTAGCTCACCTTGATCTAAGTTTTTATTAATTTTAAACATGGCTGGACTTGGGGCAATTTCGACGAGAATACTCATGGGGCAGTTCTATATTCACAAAAGCTTCGGTCGTAATTGGTTTTCACTTTTAGTCACAAAAAGACTTGACTGTGTAACAAACCATTCGTAGAATCGGGGCATGAATTGGCTGCTCAAAGACATTCCTTCTTTAGAAGAGGATAAAGGCTTCATCAACGACTGCCTAGCAAAAAATATCCCTTTCTCCAAGACTAGCATGAGAGAACATCAGTTCGGCAAAAAATATGCTGAAGCTATGATTGCTTGGTATAGGCTGGTAGAGGTAGGAGACCAAGGGCCAGACAAGATAAATGAATCAAAAGAAAATAAAGAACTCTTCCATACCTTGGGGCATAATTTAGACAGAAAGGTTTACCACTCTTTCTCGTTTCTAGCCCAATGGATGTTTGAGGAAAATGGTTCTTTTTTCGAAGTTGGTACACGTTTGTTTAACCAACTCCCCGATTCTCCGAAACCGGAGAATGCGTACCTCGATTGGCAATTCGAACTATTCCGTCATGGGAACTCATTTCAGTTCCAGTTCCCGAAATATGACGTACTAGTCTATTACCATCCATCGAGGTCTAAAACTTATGGGTTAACCACCCAATTAGTTTGGGACAACATTTGGTCGAACTTCTGCATCCAGCTTCCGACTAATCTCCATAAGCTGGCAGAACTTCAGACGAAAGAAGACCGTGGAATAAATTACTCAGATTTTCTCAAGAACATGTTCTGTAATGCTATGGGCGTTGACGCACTTGGCCGACACGAACAGATGTTCGGCAAAGTAGGCATCATGAATCGGGTAGAAAATAACCAGAGAGCTTACGAAGCTTACTCAAATGAATTCCTAAGAGCATTAAGAGGATTCGGTAAGGGGCGAGGTGGAAAGCAAATGCAGACCACGGCTTCTCTCTTTGAGAGGAACACAATGCAAATGTGCCAAGAACAAATGGTCTTCGCATTCCAAAGCAAAATAATTCCGCCAGATGCGAGAAAAGAAAATCCTGACGCAACTCGCCTTTTCACAGTATGCATGTCTGATAAAAAGCAATTGGCGGATTTCGTGGAGGTCGGATTCATGGACCCAATGCAATTCAAGGAAAACGGGGCTGCTCCAGCAAAAGTGCATGGGGTAGAACCGATGGATGAAAGAAGTGAACAAGAAAAAAAAGAAAACAAAGATCAAAATAAGGAAATGGCTTCCGCAATAGATACCATCCTTAAAATCCTAGCGTTCTGCTCAAAAGATGAGTTTATTGAGAAGTATAAGCCAGCCCCGATTGTACAGAAAAAGAAGGGCAGGAAGATAGCCCCGATTGTGATCCCTCAGACGAAGATATTGCTCCCCAAAAAGATCATCTACTATTTGCATGGTGGAGAAGCGGGTCATGGCTCAGAAAAAATACCTCACGCTCGTAAAGCTCACTGGAGACCCATCTACAAAAAGGATAGCGACCGAAAACGTCTCCGTGATAACGAAGGAAATTTCGTCGTAGATTATTTCACACCTGTGCAGTCGTCAGTCATACACAGTAAGGTCTATAATGGCCCGTATAACCCCCCTAAGACGTTTTTAATTGACGAAGAGAGTACTCGTCTGTCAGAGTTGCTCAAGGATCGTCAGGGTGCTTCTAGAGAAGCTATATCTAAGACGATGGAAAAACTAAGTAAGAGAAATAAACATTAAAATAATAAAAAATAATATGCAATACCAAGTAGAACAAAATATGCCCATCCCAGCCAGTAGCAAGTACGGAGAATTGTACGAAACTCTTGAAGGTCTCAATGTAGGCGATTCATTTGCGTTTGAGGCGGAAGCGAGACAGAACCTCTATCAGAGAGCGCAGAACAAGAACATCAAGGTCGCAATCAGAAAAGAAGGCGATCAGAATTGTCGGGTATGGAGAACCAGTTAAAATGATTTATTCCCTCTATGGGCAGTCTGGCTCTGGTAAAACCACCATTGCTGGAAGACTCAAAGAAAAAGTCGAGTCGGAGTGGAGAGCGTTGTCCAGAACTTGCTCTGTACTCTGGCTCGATGGGGATAAATTCAGAGAGAGATTCGAAAGGCATTGCTATGGTAAAGAGGGTCGTGTCAAAAATATCCAAAACCTAAATGCAGTAGCGACTTATCTAAGTCATGATTATACTGATATCATTATCAGCTTCGTAAATCCCTATATATACGTTAGAGATGATTTAGAGAGGATGTCAGGGCAGAGGGTCATAAAAATCTATCTTTACTCTGATAGAGAACATAAAAAAGAGTATCATGTGGACGATTTCGAAAAAGGTTGCCCCGATTATGTATTAAACACGGATGACTCAGATGACGCAGCCAATTTTCAAGAACTAGCGAGAGAGATGTGGTTGGGAACCATTTTCAAGACCTTGGAGGTAAGGTGAAAACTTACTACGAAAAAAACAAAGAAAAGATTAGAGAGCAGCAAAAGGCTCGGTATGAAAAGGAAATGGCTGATCCTGAACGCCGAAAAAAAAGATTAGAAAAATCAAAACTATGGAAAAATAAAAAACGCAAAGAATTACATCTTAAGCGGATGGAAGACCCCGAATACCGCAAAAAGTATAACAGGATGAAGAGGGAGCGGGCAGACCCAGCCCTTAGAGAGAAGGGAAAGAAGGAACGAGGGAAAAAGTACCGGGAGAAAAATAAGGAAAAGATTAACGAGAGGTCCAGAAAATATAAGGCAGAAAACAAGGAAAAGATATGTAAGAAAGCAAGGGAACGCTACCACAAAGATATAGAAAAGACGAGAGCGAGACAAAATTCTTATCGTCTGAAAAACCCTGAACAGTACAGGGAACGCGAACAGAAGTACCGCGAACAGAACCGAGAAAAAATCCTAGAAATTAACAATAGGTATAAAGAGAGAAAAGGGGCAGAAAATATGAAAGCATATTGGGCCAATCGTTACCGAGAGAAGTTCGAAGAAATTGCGTTAAAAACGAAAGAATATTCTAAAGACCCCGAAGTGAAGAAGAGGAAGAAGGCTTACTCTCTCGAATACTATAAAAAGAACCGTCATCGCTATAGGGCTCTTTCGAAGAAGAGTAAGATGAGAAGAAAAAATGCCCTATTACCCAGCACCGATTCAGAGGCGGTCAGAGAGATTTATTATCAACGAGAGAAAATTTCCGAAGAGACAGGGGTGTTACATCACGTTGACCATATTATCCCATTGGCAATTGGTGGTGCTCATCATCAAGACAATCTAAGAGTGATAACTGGCAAAGAAAATTTGGAGAAAGGATTTAGGTATAATCCTAAACTCGGAGGCGTTTGGGCTGATAATGAGTTAGCCAAAAAACACAAAAAAGAATATGAAAAACAAAAGCCCATTCAATTACAAAATTCATTACATAAACGAATACGATGACCCAATAATTACCCCGAATGAATGGTGTGAAGATGAAAAGGAGTTGAGACTTTCCCAGTGCGACCCAATGTTTCAGGACTATTACAATGGCCCAGAGAGCTTACATGCTATGGGATGTATTAATGCTGTCTATGTCAGCGACGGAATGGTTGTTTACCCTGATGGGACGACAGGAGAGGCTTAACCGAAGCCCCGTTTTAAAAGCTTTAAAAAGATCAGGCAACGATCCTCTCGAAGCCCCGATTCTCCATCTTGTTATCCCAGTCCCTCAAAATTGTATTCATATTGTCGTCACTGCCGATTTGATAAAAATTCGCGGAGATAGTCATCTTTTCCGATTCTGCCGTGGCGTAATGAGGAACCCAAGACTCAAATAGCAGAAAGTCTCCATCTTTTACTTCTGGTCTTACTTTTCTTCCGTCCGGTTCTATAAACACCGTATGAGTAGTGCCATGAACGTAAAACGTGCTGCCAAAAACACACTTCGGATCAATATCCGTATCATGGGTATGTATTCCTTGACTATGGCCTTTCGAATAATCGTTCCACCATATAAGGCTCATAGGTAATGGATGCATTAGCTCCGTCAGATAATGCGTTATGTATTTGGAATACCACATTCGGATTTTCATCGAAGCTTCTCGATAATTTGTCCTTACTTTTACGTTTGGTTCGTCTTCACTCAGCTTTCCACTGTCATCATTCCACATTAATGGCACTTCCCCTGATCCTTTATAATTTAGTATCTCTTCACGAAGATTCTCAAGAAGCCCCGGATCATTAAATCTTTCTGGAATGTTTATTTTGTAATATTTCATTTCCTAAGCAGGAACGTGGAGGGACTTAGTGGCAGTTTTTTATTTATCTTCCATCTTCTTTCTATTTCGTAGCCGAACTTAGAAATAGTGTCGAGAAAAATATCCTCAGAGTACTTAACGCATTGGTGTGAAGAGTAAACGTATTGCTTGTCACCTCCTTGACTCATTTCCTCCACCGTTTTAGCCCCGATTCTAACATTTATGTATAAAAACTCTGTTTTTAGGTTTTTTAGACATTGTTTGAACTGGTCTACACCGCAATGAATGAAAACTTGTGTCGCTATCGAATAGTCAAACGTCTTCCCTCCGAAATCGAAGTCTTTACTGTCACTGAATTGAGGTTTCTTCCATCTTACCATGCGTTCAGACAGTTCCCACGCCAATCCCTCCTCTACTATGTCGATTTGAGGCTCCAGCCCAAAGTATTTTCCTTCATCTAGGAAGGGAATGAGTGTCCTTCCGAGCCTCAAGGAACCACAGCCTATATCAGCGACTCGGTGATGCGGTTTTAGCCCCGAATTAAATATTTTTGCAAGCTGTTCGACCCCTCTTCTGTAATAGTCTTCTCTAGGTCCGACATGAGACTTGTAATCCTTTTCCATAGACTTCGAAAAGGGTAAATTAGAAGTCGGTAAATGAGAAGAACCTTTTCGGACGAACCCGTTCGGGGTTTTTCCGGCGAGGTAAATTAAAAGAATTCTATTCGCTCGGGGAGATTGAAATTTGGCCCCCCCGCCTACGTCAAAAAACACCCATTTTCGGGCTTTTCACAAAGGCCCCACGTTGCTCTGTGCGGTGTTAGGGTGTCAGGTGGGGTGGTGAGGTGGTCAGCGCGTCAGGAGGGCTGAGAGAGGCTGTGAGGGGCAGCACGGTGTTGTTACCCTTGCTGGCTCTGTGTGCCTCTGTGAGCCGTCGAGGGTAGCGGTGGCCGTGGTGGGGTCAGGTAACAACACGAGCGCGTTAGAGGGCAAGCTAGGCCATCGGCTGGCTGGCTGGTGGGTGGGTCAGGTGGCCCGCTGGCTGGCTGGCTGGTGGGGTAACAACAGGCAAGGCGGGCGGGTGGCTGCTGGCTGGCTGCTGGCTGGCCCGCTAGTGGCCCGCTGGTGGCCTTGGCTGGCTGGTGGGTGGTTGGTGGTAGGG